CACTTCATCAGGCAACCAGAAGATGCTCAGTTGCTGCTTGGTGAACGCTTCGACCTCAGGGTACTGCGTGAGGAGACTATCGGTCTTCCTCTGAATGTTGGGTACGACTACATCTCTCATGGCTACTCTCTCTAGTAGTGTGTTGTGTAAAAAGGAAAAAGAATCACAAGGGAACCCCAGGCATCTACAGCCACGAGGAACCCTAATGTGAATTGCAGGGTGTGCTTGCGGGTGTCGCGCTGCCTTCTATGGGGCCTGAGGTTCCCTTGTGATTCCTGAGGACCCTTAGGTCTCTCTTTAGTATTAAACCGTTATTTACAACCTAATAAGTCTTAAGTGAACCCTTAGAATCCTAAGGAACCCCCTACCCCCTACAATGTTGGTCTCACACAATGTTGTGCAGGTATCTTCTATATGTCCAACGTAAATACAATTGGTCTAAAACTAGTCTGATTGTTGCGCTATGGTGAACAATCGCCACTCACATACCTAGATACACTCTGATGCTTTTCGTTTGGAATCAAGGACTTAGTATTTAAGTTGGGCATGTAGAAGAAACACGGCCCGACATCCGGAGCCACCGAAACTTTCCCTTGACACGGAGGAACCGCCGAAGCATAATCTGCACAACACACCACATGTTTGGAGAGAGTTATGAAAGCGACTAAAGCCCTGATGACCAATGCTGAAGCTGAAGCGATGATGTATGAGCGAGGCTTTGAGCGTTACCACAATGCAGATCGGGCTGCAGCCGATGCAGGAGAACTGACCCAAGCACAAGGCAAGGTCTTCCACTCGTATTTCGAGGAAGTCCTTAGTGCCATTCGGGTAGCCTATATTGATGCCAACCTGAACAAGCGTGGTCGCCCTTCGACCGATGTCGAGGCGCTCCGTGCTGTTGACCTTGAACGCCTCGCTGCCCACACACTTAAGACGTGCTGTGTAGGTGCGGGTGCTCAGGAGCCGGTGGCTAATGTGTTCCGCAAACTCGGTGAAGAGATCGAGATCGAAATGCTGGCCGTACGGGTTCGTGAGAATTTCCCCGAGGAATACAAGGAAATCACGAAGTGGGAAGTTAGGGACCACCATGGTCGCGATGCTCGTATTGAGCAGTTCCGCAAGTTGGACGGCCAAGAGGCGTTCGACGAGACCAAGCGATTCCAACTTGGCCGTTGCTTTGCGAACATGGCTATCAAGGGCACCCACCTGTTCTACACCAGTCGTGAGGGTGCGGAATTGGGGGATGTTGAGGCGGTTGACGAGAATGGTCTTCGGACCTTCCTGTTCACCCCTGAGGCCCTTGAGGCCATCGAGACGGTGGTCGAGCTTCAACAGTACATGGCACCTGAGTTTCAAGCCATGCGTGACCAGCCAACCCCATGGACCAACTACCACACTGGTGCATACAAGGCCCGAGAACTGGCCGAGCGTCTCCCGTTCATGAAGTCCCGAAGCAAGCGTCAGATTGGCGCTGTCGGCGAGGCAATCCAGAACGATGCGCCGTTCGTCCAAGCTGTCAATGCTATCCAAAAGGTTGCCTTACAGATCAACGAGCGAGTCCTCGGAGTTCTTAAGCATGTCTGGGAGAATGACATTGCGGTTGGTGAGAAGATTCCTGCCCGTCCCGTCAAAGGGATGAAGCGCAAGGACTTCGTTTCAGCCCGTTCGAAGCGTGCAGCCATCCGCCGTGACCTATCGGTTGTCGACCGGTATCTTGGTGGCGCAATGTTCCAGCCCGCACAGGTGGACTTCCGTGGCCGTGTGTATGCGGTTCCCGGGTTCAATCACCAACGATCGGATTACTGTAAGGGTTTGTTTGAATCCGCAGTAGGACAGAAGCTGAACGCTGATGGTGTCGAATGGCTCAAGTGGCACGCAGCTACAACCAACGCTCAGAAGATCGATGGTGTTGCCCTCGACAAGATGGCCTTCGAGAAGCGTGTAGCGTGGACCGATGCGAACCTGTCAGACATCATGGACATCGCCATGGACCCATTGGAAACCATGGACCTGTGGATGGTTGCGGACAGCCCGTTCTGTTTCTTGGCTGCATGCTTCGACCTCGCCGGTTACTATGCAGACCCGGTGAACCACATCAGCCGCACTTTCGTGGCTATCGATGGTTCCTGCTCGGGGCTGCAGCACTACAGCGCAATGCTCCGCGATGTCCAAGGGGCTACCCGAGTCAACTTGGTACCGGGAGACGCTTCCCAGGACGTCTATGCGTACGTGGCAGGCCTCGTGGTCCCCAAGGTACAGGAAGCCCTCAACGACCCTGAGGTAGCCGAATCTGCAGCCCTGTGGCTGAAGTATGGTATCGACCGCAAGGTGACCAAGCGTGCTGTGATGACCTATGTGTACGGCTCACGTAAGCAAGGGTTCCGTAAGCAGTTGGTGACCGACATCATCCGCAAGGATGCTGGCAAGGCTGTATTTGGTTCGGATAAGGAAGACGAGAAGTCGTACTCGAAGCACGCTGAGTTCCTTGCTGGCCTGATCGAAGAAGCGGTTGCGACCACGGTCCCGGCTGCTGCCTCTGCGATGAAGTACCTGCAGGATTTGGCTAGCAAGAGCGCCCGGCACAATGTCTCGATCCGTTGGGAAACGCATATGGGACTGTACGTTGAGAACGCCTATCGTACGATTCCGACTAAGGTTGTTCGTTGTGAAGTGTGGAGTAAAGCGCAGAACGTCATGGTCATGCAGCAGGCGACTATTCCCTTGGCTCCGACGAACCAGTTGGACCAGCCTAAGCAGCGCAACAGTATCGCCCCGAACTTCATCCACTCGATGGATGCGGCTCACTTGCAGAGCGTGGCCGTTGCTGCGGTGAACGAAGGCATCGAAGAGTTCCTGATGATTCACGACTCCTTTGCGTCCCTTCCGAACCATATGCCACGCTTCTCGAAGTTGGTCCGCGAGACGTTCGTCCAGATGTACGAGACGATGTCTCCGCTGGAGCAGATCACGGAGCGTGTGGCCGAAGACCTGCTGGAAGTTGCCCGTGCTGAGACGGACGTGAAGGTGTTGAAGAAGATCACCACGACCATCAAGGAAATCAAGGAGTTGGGAATTCCCCAACGCGGCTCCTTCGACCTGTCGTCGGTGCTTGATTCTTCGTTCGCCTTCGCTTAAACTCTTGCACAACACAACACAGGTTACCACCATGTCGCTCGATATTGAACGTCTTGACCGCGCCCTCACGAACCCTGACGGGTTTTACCAAAGGGACCCGGAGAACGGGAGGGTCTTCATGAACTCCCCGCTCGGAAAAATGTACCTGACCAAGAAGGACCTCGAGCGAATCTTCGCCGTCCCTAAGCCCCGCAAGAAACGCTTAGAGGAAATGAACCTCGAGGAGTTGCAGGCAGGGATGGTGAAGGCGGAAGAGTGGTTGGCATCGGCGGAAAGGGTGGCACACGAAGCATGGTTGAAACGCCAGTCGTATTTAGACCGTGACAAGTGCCCTCCAAAGTCGAAGTCTTATGTCAGTGATGACGTGGATTTCGCGACCAACACGGTAGCCAAGTACAAGCGGCTAATCAAACAACTTGAGCAGTAACCACGAGGCCCTACGGGGCCTTTTCCCATTTCTAGGACCCCGTATGGACGTTTATGTGGAGGACATGCGAATGCCTCTCGACCAAGCAGTAGCCCTTATGGCCCAAGGCATCGACCTGAACGAGATCGAAGGTTGGGACCTCATTGACCCTTTGTTTGACCCTTACTTTGAAGATTGACACATGAAGAACTTTGTAACACCCAAAGGCCCCTCGGGCTACAGCAACCTGTTCACCCCGGACGTTAAGTTCGATCCGGAAGGTAAGTACAAGACCAGCATCACGCTGTCCGAAGAGGCCGCAAAGCCCTTGCTGGAAGCGGTAGAAGAACAGCGCCTGGAACTTGGTAAGAAGGCCAAGACCGCCAAGGGCAACCCGTTCAAGGTCAACGAAGACGGCACGTACACCTTCACGTTCAAGTCGAAGAAGCAGCCGAAGGTCGTTGACTCGAAGGGCAACCTTATCCGCGATGAGATTCGCATCGGTGGTGGCTCGACCATCCAGGTCCGTGGGGCCTTCAAGGAATATGAAGGCTTCGGTGGAGGTGTTAGCGCCTACCTGAACGAAGTGCGCCTCGTGAAGCTGGTCGAGTCGAGTGCCGATTGGGGTACCGATGACGAGGAAGACGAAGGCTACGTAGCATCGCCTAGCAGCCCGAAGCCCTCGAATAACCTCGAAGGTGCTGAGGCCGAGCAAGAAGAAGACGAAGATGTGAACTTCTGATGAAGCGCTCGTGGGTAACTAAGAAACACCACGGGCTTAAGGTGAAGCAAAAGTTGCGTAGTGGTCTCGAAGAGAAGATCGCTGCGCAACTCGATGAAGCGGGTATGGCATACGAGTATGAAACTCAGAAGCTTGAGTACGTAATCCCGCACTCCTACAAGCCTGACTTCATGTTGGGTAATGGAATCATCATCGAGGGTAAGGGACTGTTTGACTCAGCAGACCGAACTAAGCATCTGGCAGTGAAAGCAGCCCACCCTGAGAAGGACATCCGCTTCGTCTTCTCCCGTAGTGCAAGCCCCCTGTACAAGGGATCAAAGTCTACTTATGCCTCATGGTGTCAACGCCACGGATTCCTTTATTCCGACAAGGTTGTCCCTGAAGCTTGGTTAAAAGAGAGAAAGAAATGAAAGTCAACGCAGATATGTTCCCGAGCCTCGCACGGCTCCCTGAAGTATCCGAGGTAACAACGCATGACGTGAGTCTAATGGTTCCCAGGCAGTTCTACGGTCTCGCAGACCTCAAGGGACTCCGCAAGCTCATCAAGCAGGTCGAGAAGCAGATCAAGGCAAACGCAGCAAACGTGGAGGAAATCTAAATGACACAGACACAAGTTCTACTTAAACACCTTCGCAAGGCTGGCTCCATCAGTCAACGCGAGGCGCTCTTTGACCACAGTATCCAATCGCTCACCCGCCGTATTACGGACCTTCGGGACGCAGGGTTCAACATCGAATCCCATTGGAAGCAACACCCGGTCACTGGTCAGTACTACACCCGGTACACCCTTGGTTCCCCTGAGGTCCTTTGATGAAAGTTAAGCATACCGACAACGGCAACGTGAAGATCACGCTGTCCCTAGAGCAAGCCGAAGCTCTCCGTGCTGGCCTGCTCTTCTCCTCAGGTCCCACGGGTGGCTTCCTGTCCCTGATGACCCAGGAAATCCTTGCGCACATCGACATGACGCTCGAGGACGCCGACATCAACATTACATTTTAAAGAGAGAAGAGAGATGAAAAATCAATGGTATTTCGACGCATCTGATTTGGGCGGCTGTGCCACTGCGAAGTTGGACCGCGATGACCAGACAGCACGCATCCGAATCCCCGACCAGTGGTTCACCCGGGAAGACCTCAAGGAACTCATCGGGTTCCTGAAGCTACTCCGAAAGGAACTGAAGGATACGCAGGACTTCATCGACGCCGATCAATATCCCGTGACGGAGTGCTTCTAAGCGATGAAGACCGCGGACATTAAGGTCGAATTGCTCGACACCATGGGAAACGATCTTACTGTCGCGAACGTGGCCCGAGTGTCCTTCGACAAACAAAGTGAGTGGGAGTATGACCTAGAGAAAGCGGAACGAGTTCTCCCGGCCAAGGACATCAAGCTCATCAACTACCTCGCGACACATGACCACTGGTCACCCTTCGCCCACACGTTCCTATCGTTCCGTATCAAGGCCCCGATCTTCGTTGCTCGCCAGTTGGTGAAGCATCAGGTCGGCCTTAGCTGGAACGAGGTAAGTCGCCGGTACGTGGACAGTGAGCCTGAGTTCTGGATTCCCAAGGAACTCCGAGGACGCGCTGAGAACGTGAAGCAAGGTTCTGGTGATGTTCTTGTGTGTTCCCCAGGTGCTCGGGATTGGATCGTGAAGCACAGCGAGGAATCCCTTGAGACCTATAAGGACCTTCTGACTGTTGGCGTCGCCCCTGAAATGGCACGGATGGTCTTGCCACTCAACACTCACACAGAGTGGGTATGGTCGGGTTCCCTTATGGCCTTCGCACGGGTCTGCAAGCAACGCATGGACCCCCATGCTCAAGCTGAGTGCCGTGAGGTAGCCGAGCAGATCGATGAACGGCTCCGTTGGGCATTCCCTGAGTCAACCGCATCACTTTTGGATAACTGATGAAGGTATGTTCTAAATGTGGGATCGATAAGGAACTCACAGATTTCAACAAAGATTGCACAGCTTCTGATGGGTACTCCTACCTCTGCAAACCCTGTCGTAAAGAGTACCGGAAGGTCTGCCGGGCTAATAACCCTGCAATGTATGAAAGGCGCAAGGCTAAGAGCAGGGAGTGGTGGGATAAGAAGCGAGATGGTGACCCACTGTTCTTCGCTAAGCATTGTTTCAGGAACCGACAGGTAGTAGCAAAGAAACTCGGCATCCCCTTTGGGATCAAGTTCGAAGACCTACCGCCAGTTCCTGAAAAATGCCCAGTTCTGGGTATAGCGATAGCTCACTGCTCAGGGCACGATACTGCGCCGTCACTCGACCGCATCATCCCTTCGTATGGGTATGTGCAAGGGAATGTAGCGTGGATCAGTGGACGTGCCAACCGCATCAAGAACGATGCATCACTGGAGGAACTTGAAAGTGTCACACGATGGCTCCGAGAGCAACTTCGTGAGGAAGGAATCGTGCCCTGAGTGCGGTTCGAAAGACAACCTAGCCCGTTATTCAGACGGACACGCGTTTTGCTTTGGCTGCTCATATCGAGAACACGGCGAAGGTGAAGTTACACAAACCCGAAAAGGAAGAACCGTGTCAGAAGATTTGAAAGAGTACAAAGAAGCAGACGTAAAGGGACTCCCTGCCCGTCTTATCAGCGAGGAGACCTGTAGGTTCTTTGGGGTTCGAGTAGGGCAGGTTAGCGGTAAGACTGTTCACATGTACCCATATGTGAAAGATGGGACGGTTGTTGCCATGAAAACCCGAGGACAGGACAAAGAGTTCAAGTTCCTCGGTGACGCTAAACACCCCCCGTGCTTCGGTCAGCACTTGTGGCCGAAGGGTAAGAAGTTAGTCGTAACGGAAGGTGAGATTGACTGCTTGACGATTAGCCAGCTTCAAGGGAATCGTTGGCCGGTAGTCTCAGTGCCTAATGGTGCCCAAGGTGCAAAGCGAGACATCGCTCGTCAGATGGAGTTCTTTGAGCAGTTCGATGAAATCGTGTTGGCCTTCGACATGGATGGACCAGGGCAGAAGGCTGCACAAGAAGTGGCTGAGATGTTCGCACCGGGTCACTGCAAGATAGCTACATTCCCATACAAAGACCCGAATGAGTGTTTGAAACAGGGCAAAGGCGCAGAGGTAATCCAAGCGATTTGGAATGCTCGTTCGTACCGCCCTGACGGGATCGTAGGTGTCTCCGATGTCATAGGAGAACTCGACCGAGATGTTACCCATGGGTTGCCCTGGTTCATCCCGAAGTTGTCCGAGGTTACCTATGGTCGCCGGTATGGGGAGGTCTACACCATCGGTGCGGGGACTGGTATCGGCAAGACAGACTTCGTTCTACAACAGGCAGCGTATGACCTTGAAGAACTGAAGTTGAAGGTTGGGCTTGTGTTCCTTGAGCAACGCCCCGCTGAGACCGTTACACGCCTCGCTGGGAAGATCGCAGGCCGTAGGTTCCATGTGCCTGATGGGAGTTGGACCAGAGAGGAGCGTGTGGCTGCTGTACAAGGGCTGGATGGTAAGGTCGTGATGTACGACTCATTCGGCGAAACCGAGTGGGACGTAGTAGCAGCAAAGATTCGCTTCATGGCTCACGCTGAGGAAGTCCGTGTCTTCTACGTCGATAATTTAACCGCGATGGCAGATACCTCAAACGAGCGGGAGTCCCTTGAGACCTTGATGAAAGAAGTTGCAGGGTTGGCTAACGAACTAAAGATCATCGTTCATTTAATCTCTCACCTTAGCACTCCTGAGGGGAAATCCCATGAGGAAGGAGGTGCTGTATCCATCAAGTCTTTCAAGGGATCCCGCTCCATAGGATTTTGGTCTTTTCTGATGCTAGGCCTTGAGCGTAATCAACAAAGCGAAGACCCTGAGGAACGCAACACAACGACCCTTCGAGTTCTGAAGGACAGATTCACGGGAGCCGCTACAGGAACCCTGATCAAGCTTGGGTACGACCGGATCACAGGTCGCCTATTCGACAAACAAAGTGACTTCACGCCTGAGGCAGACCCTGAGGCTTACACATTTTAACGCTTCACCTAAAGAGAGAGATATGGAATTCACACCGTACCCCAAGACCCCCCGTCTGAAGCGGGACATCGTGATCACCGAGAAGCTGGATGGCACGAACGCCCAGGTGGTGATCACCAAGGGGACCATCGAGGACCGCATGGACCCCAACGTCGTTGCGACCCTGTTCGACGCCCAGGGGTTCTTCGCCATGCGAGTCGGCTCACGGACCCGTTGGATCACCCCAGGGAAGACCACGGACAACTACGGGTTCGCTGGCTGGTGCAAGGAGAACGCTGAAGAACTCTTCAAGCTCGGCGAAGGCCAGCACTTCGGTGAGTGGTACGGCCAAGGTATCCAACGCGGTTACGGCCTCGACCACAAGCGATTCGCCCTGTTCAACACGGCCCGTTGGGGCGCTCACAACCCAAACACCCCGGCCTGCTGCGAAGTGGTCCCTGTGCTGTCCGTTGGCCCGATGCAAGAGTCACAGTTTGCGCTGGACAACCTCAGCGAGTTCGGAAGCATGGCGGTCCCCGGGTTCATGAAGCCCGAGGGAATCATCGTGTACCACACCGCATCGCAACAGAACTTCAAGGTCCTCCTCGAGAACGACCACCAACCTAAAGGAACGTAATGGACATCCTCGGAATCATCATTACCACAGTGCTTGTCATGGCTGCATCGGCTGTCATCGGTATCGGCCTGATCCTCGGGTTCTCCACAGTGCCCAACGCGTTTGACGTTGATGAGTACCTCGTGGACGAACAAGACGAACTGAACCTTAAATAAGGAACTACATGCGGACTACCCTTTTCGATCTTGAGAGCAACGGACTCTTGCAAGATGCAACACGAATCCACTGCATCTCTGTGAAAGACCTCGATACAGGGGCACTCCGCAGGTTCACCCCTGAGAACATAGAGGAAGGCGTTAGGTACCTTCAGGAAGCTGCGAACCAAGGAATCCTAGCTGGTCATAATGTGATCGGATTCGATCTACCTCTGATCGCCAAGCTGTACCCGTGGTTCACCGTGGACCGTAAGAAGGTCTATGACACCCTCGTAGTCTCCCGGCTGATCTTCTCGGACCTTATGACCCGCGATGGTGGGCATATCAAGGCCGGGAAGCTCCCGAGTAAGTTGGTCGGTTCCCATTCCCTAGAGAGTTGGGGTTACCGTCTGGGTCTCCAGAAGGGTGAGTACAAGCTGGACTTCAAGGAACGCATGGGCGAGGAGTACGTAGAAGGCTCTGAGTGGCTTGAGTACTCTGAGGACATGGGTGCGTACTGCGACCTCGACGTTGAGGTCACTGAGGCTCTCTACGTGAAGCTGAAGGACATTGAGTACTCTCAGGAAGCTATCGATCTTGAGCACGATGTTCGCTGGTTCTGTTCGATGATGGAACGCTCGGGCTGGACTTTCGATGTGAAGGCAGCTTCGGAGTTGTACGGGAAGCTTGCTGTCGAACGAGACACGATCCGTCAGTTGATGATCGAGACGTTCCCACCACTTGTAGAGGAACGCTGGTCCCTGAAGACCGGCAAGCGCCTTAAGGACAAGGTGACCGAGTTCAACCCTGGTTCCCGTGACCAGATCGCTCATCGTCTGAAGGTCAAGTATGGGTGGGAACCCACAGCGTTCACGGACGGCGGTAAGCCTCAGGTTGACGAAACGATCCTTGAGAAACTCGAGTATCCCGAAGCAAAACTTCTATCGCAATACTTCCTACTGGAGAAACGAATTGGGCAGCTTGCAGAAGGTGACAAAGCTTGGCTCAAACTTGAGACCCAAGGGCACATCCACCACTCTATCAACACTAATGGGGCGGTTACAGGACGCTGCACGCACTCGTGGCCAAACATTGCCCAAGTACCAAGTGTGTCAGCTTTGTGGGGCAAAGAATGCCGAGGGCTTTTCGGTGTGCGCCCTGGATTCAGACAAGTCGGAGTGGACCTATCCGGGATCGAACTGCGCTGCCTTGCGCACTACATGGCGCATTGGGACCAAGGGGAGTACGGACGAGTAATCCTCGAAGGTGACATCCATACGGTCAATCAACAGGCCGCTGGTCTCCCTACTCGTGACAACGCCAAGACCTTTATCTACGGGTGGCTCTACGGGGCTGGTGACGCGAAGATCGGCTCCATCGTTGGTGCTGGTGCAAAGCGGGGCAAGCAACTGAAGCAATCGTTCCTAGAGAAGCTCCCTGCACTGGGGAAACTCAAGGAAAAGGTGGATGACCGAGCATCCCGAGGTTACCTCATCGGCCTCGACGGTCGCAGGATCACCGTACGTCATAAGCACGCAGCCCTCAATACGCTGCTGCAGGGTGCTGGTGCTGCTGTGGCGAAGCGTTGGCTGGTCGAGTGCTTCCTAGAAGCTGAACGTGATGGTCTCCAGTATGGCTGGGACAAGGACTACGTTCTTCTCGGCTTCATTCACGACGAATTGCAATGGGCAGTCCGTGAGGGTCTCGAGGATTCCTTCGGGAAGATGACGACCATCTGTGCCCGCAAGGCTGGGGTTCACTTCAACTTCAAGTGCCAAGTAGACGCTGAATACAAGACCGGCCTTACATGGGCAACGTGCCACTGATGTTTAACGACCTACTACGTGAAGTGTGGTTCTCCCCTGCCTATGTGAAGGGGAACCTCGCTCGACAGAATGCCCCTGAGATTGCCGCTATGGCGTCCATGGGCCTCATTACAACCCAACGAG